GGGCCGCTGAGCGACAGTGGCAGGCCGGGCGGTTGAGGAAGATTTTGGAGGTGGAAGCGTGATTAACTCGCAATACAATGATATATTCCACAGGATTGCAGACGAGGTGGCCGACACGGTGAGCCAGAAGAATCACGACTACGGCAATAGCTATTTCCGGCTCCGAAACGAATGGGGCGTGCAATCCTTCGGCGTGAGATTGGGAGACAAGTACTACAGATTAGCAAACCTGTTACAGGGACATGAGCCGCAGATAAACGAGAGCGTGGAGGACACGATCCGGGACATAATCGGATATTGTCTGCTGGAGCTTGCGTATAGGGAACTTGATGATGGGGGTGGGGAAAAATGAAGCTGGTTTTGCGAGTGATCTTGCGAAACGAAGCGCCACTTTTTCATTGTAACGACAGCCCATCATACAGGTTGGTATCTATCGATATGACACCAGAGCAAATGGAAAAGCTGGAGCCGCGTTTCTGTTATCGCACGAATGGCCAAGATTTTTATGAGGAAATCAGTCACTGTTTCCTAGAACGTGTGGAGGTGAACGAGTGATGCCAAACCGTAATGTTCATGAAATTATGGGCCACCTTGTGGGGCTGATGCGTTGGTTGTGGCAACAGAATGGGAAATCTTCAGGAAAGCCGACTTCAAGACAGTTAAAGGGCTTTTGGATAAACCTGTCGTGTTTGATTGCAGGAATCTATACGATCCGTCCTCACTTAAGAGGCTCGGTTTTGTATACTTTGGAGTAGGTAGAGGGAATTAGTCATGATATAATAAACAAGAGGAGTGTTTTCTATGGAAAGCATTGCTATGTTCACTATACCGGGCCGCCCGCGGGGGAAAGAACGGCCTAGAATGGGCAAGGGTGGCAAGTTCTACACTCCCAAAAGGACCCGGGAGTACGAAGAGCTAGTGGCTTGGTGTGCGAGGGCGGCATATAAAGAAGATCCCACTACGTTACCTGTCAGACTGAACCTCATTATCAGATCCTCGAAAAGCAGGGCAGACACGTCGAATATTCTGAAAGCCGTCGAGGACGGTATGAATGGTGTTGTGTACGTAGACGACAGGCAGATAAAGGAAATTCACATATCGCGTGTTGCTGGAGACGGTGAAGGAGTAGATGTCACCGTTTTTTTGTTGAGGAATGGTGAGGATGGCTAAGAAAAAGGACAACGAAGAGAAAAAGAAAACGCCTGCGACTAAAAACAAAGGCGGTCGACCACGTAAAGTCATAGACTGGGAGCAGTTAGAAAAATTGTGCGCAATGTGTGAAACTATGGGTCTCATTTCATGGAGCAAGGCCGGCATCGAGCTCTTGAAAAATGGAGAGCTTTTCAAAAATCCTTTGGATATGTGACATAAGAACTTTGAGGGGGTCGAGCCAAGTGCCCGGCTCCCCTTTTTATAGGCAAAATGCCTCATTTATCGCAATTATACACAATCTCTGGACAATGCTGGGGGTATTTGTGGTATAATGTGTAATGTAGGGGATTTCCGGGCTATCTGAAGCAGGTGAGTGGGTATTTGTTGATCCCGCGCGTGTATGAACCCGAACGCGAGCGGAGCTTTCTGCGAACCGTGGAGGATTAGTTTTGGATGGACCAACATGTCGAAAAAACTGTGTTGTTCCTGCATCCACTGGCGCGACACCTTGACCGGGTGGTGCGACTACTATTCTTGGCCAATGGACGCTGAAGATGATGAACCGTGCAAGGCGTACGAGCCTATTTCCATGAGCGAGAACTACGTGCCTGTGATGACGCATGAGCTTATCGAGTTGGAAGAAAGGCTCCGCAACTAGTGATGTGACTAGTCAGGTGGTGATGAAATGGCAAAAAAACCAAACATTCCAGAGTTGAAGCAGTTTGAATATGTTAACCTGGACAATCTTAAGCCTGACCCGGCAAATGCCAGGAAACACGATGATCGGAATATAGAGGAAATTAGCCGTTCATTGGCGGAATTTGGGCAACACGCCCCGCTTGTGGTACAGCGATCAACAAACCGCATCCTGGTTGGGAATGGGCGATACGAGGCAATGCGTCAACTCGGTTGGGGCGCAGCTATCGTATTATATGTTGATGATGATAACATAACAGCTGTGAGACGGTCCCTTGCAGATAACCGTACAGGCGAACTTGCAGAGTGGGATGACGATATTCTCAAGGAGCTTCTCGAATCACTCGGTCCGGATGATCTAGACATTCCGGGGTGGAACGAGGATGAACTGGAGGCCATGCTGGGGATCGCGGACTTCGGGGAACCGGGTGAATCCGTCGAGGATGACTTTGATGCCGAGCCGCCCGAAAAAGGCTTGACCAAGCCGGGCGATCTGTGGATACTTGGGAAGCACCGTCTGCTCTGTGGGGATAGCACGAAGCGGGAAGATGTTGAGCGACTGATGGATGGCAAGAAGGCGGATATGGTGCTGACGGACCCACCGTATGGAGTTGATTATACTGGAAAAACGAAAGATGCACTCAAAATACAAAATGATGCTGTTGACGAAAGTGCACTGGAAGTGTTAGTTAAAAAAACATTTGACTTAGCACAGCAAGTATCACGCCCTGGAGCATATTGGTATGCAACGGTCCCGCCGGGACCGTTGCATTTGGTATTTGCAAATGACTGGAAACGCCGTGGAATATTACGGCAGATGCTTGTATGGGTGAAAGATAGCATGGTTTTAGGACACTCGGAGTACCACTATCGGCACGAACCGATACTCTTCGGGTGGATCACTGGAGATAGACATAAAAATAGAGACAGGACCCGCACAACAGTATGGGAGGTCCCAAGGCCAAAAAGAAGCAAAGAACATCCCACAATGAAACCTGTAGCCCTGTGGGTAATGGCTATCAGGGATGGGAGTAGACAAGGCGAGATCGTGTACGACCCATTCTTGGGATCAGGCACAACGGCGATCGCGTGCGAACAACTCAATCGGACTTGTTATGGAATGGAGATAGATCCAGGATACTGCGATGTGATAGTCAACAGGTGGGAACAGTTCACGGGTGAGAAGGCCGTGCTGAGCAACGTGTGAGACAGATGAGCACCATACCAATGAGGGGAGAACCATATGCCGAAGGCTAAGGAACCAGCAAACGGACAAGCAAAGCCTAAAACGACCGGGAAGGGAAAGAACAAGGGCGGCAGACCACGTGCTGAAATAAACTGGGAGATGTTGGAGAAGCTTTGCGCCATACAGTGCACAGGTGAAGAGTGTGCCTCGGTGCTCGGTATAAGCTATGACGCTCTGGTCGCTGCCATCAAGCGCAAGGGCTATGAAAGTTTCCCAGACTATTTTAAAAGGTACTCGGCATCCGGAAAAGCATCGTTGAGGCGGCAGCAATTTCGTGTTGCCGAGAAAGGAAACGCTACAATGCTCATCTGGCTCGGGAAACAATATCTCGGGCAGAGAGATTACAAAGTGGAAATTGACGAGGAAACATCACCGCTTGATGCGCTTGTAGAAGAGTTGACGCGGATTAGGGAAGCAAGGACTGCGCAAAATGGCACGTAGGTTTGTTTCGAAGGGACATTTCGCTTGGGGAACGTTTAGCTCGAAGGGGATAGAATCCATCGTTGAATCAAACGCACGTATCAATCTGTGGGAAGGTGCCGTGCGATCCTCCAAAACAATATGCTCGCTTGTCAGATGGTTAGAATACATCAGGACGGGGCCTCCCGGGGCTTTGCTTATGATAGGTCGAACGGAACGGGCCCTGAAGCGAAATGTCATAGATGTAATGCGAGGCATGCTCGGTAGCGCTATGGACATCAATAGCGGAGCCGGAGAAATTTACGTAGGTAACAGGATAATTTATATGGCAGGCGCCAACGACGAGAGGGCGCAGGAGAAGATCCGGGGATTGACCGCAGCTGGGGCCTATGGAGACGAGCTGTCATTGTGGCCGGAATCGATGTATACGGTGCTCTTATCTAGGTTGTCGGTCAGGGGAGCAAAAGGCTTCTTCACCACGAACCCGGACAGTCCCTTCCACTGGCTCAAAACAAAATATATAGACAGAGCTGACATCCTCAATATGAAAGTTTTTCATTTCCGGTTAGAGGACAACCCCACGCTCTCGCAGGAATATATAGACGCCCTTAAAACTGAATATACAGGTGTTTGGTATAAGCGGTTCATAGACGGCTTGTGGGTCATGGCGGAAGGGCTTATTTATGACATGTTCGACCCGGATGTGCATGTGGTCAAGGACTTGCCAGCCATGCGGAAGTATTGGGTCGGCGTAGACTACGGGACTTCAAATGCAACGGTGTTCCTACTTGTTGGACTTGGAGTAGATAACAGGCTGTATGTCGTCAAGGAATACCGACACGAGGCAGGCGAAGGTCTTGCAAGGTCTAAGACAGATGAGCAGTACGGAAAGGACTTCGTCAGCTGGCTTGGCGACGTAAAGCCGGAGTGGATATTCATTGATCCGTCTGCGAAATCGTTCCGGCTTGTGTTGTGGAACATGCGACGTGAACACCAGGCACTCATGAAGGTAGCAGCGGCAGATAATACAGTGTTGGACGGCATCCGGAAGACGGCTGGATTGCTGGGAGCAGGAAGGCTGCTTATTCACGAATCATGCAAAGGGCTACAGAAGGAGCTGGGAACCTACGCCTGGGACGCGAAGGCGCAGGAACACGGAGAGGACAAGCCGCTGAAGGCGAACGACCACGGACCCGACGCGCTTCGATATGTTGTGAATGGATTAGGGGTTGCGTACAATAGGATTATGGGAATATGATAAACAGATAATGACGGGGAGGTGGAGGGCAGTTGAGAGTTACCGAAGATCAGAAATGGCCGCCACAGGCATGGAGTGCGGAGCGCTGGAAGATGCAGGAGTGGTCGGCGTGGTATGCAGGTGATACGGAGCGGCTTGCAATGTATTACCAGCAAACAGGCGTCTACACCAACACGACGAAGGGCCGCTTCTGGGGGAAAACGTATGACGATGAAAACCGACCTCTCCTCCACGTTCCCATTGCTGGCGATATCGCAGGAGTTGCCGCAGACCTACTCTTCTCCGAGGGACCTTCAATCTATATTCCTGAAGCGAGCGAGAAGGGCAACAAGAGCAAGGCGCAGAAGGCACAGGACAGGCTGCATGAAATCATCAATGAATCAGGGTTCCTCTCGACCGCCATCGCCGCCGCTGAAGTAAGTGCCGCACTTGGTGGGTGTTACCTGAAGGTGGACTGGGATCAGGAGTGGTACACAGTTCCGATCGTCACGATCTGTCAGCCTGATGTGGCGTATCCAACCTTCGGAGTTGCTGGAGACCTGCGCTCAGTGTCTTTCGTGAGAGAGGTTGAACGAACTGACAGTAAAGTGTGGCGGCACATCGAATATCATGAACACGGCTTGATCGAGCATGCATTGTACGAGGGTTCCGACCAGTCGCTGGGACAGCGCAGGGAGCTGGACGCGCACGAGAGCACCTTCGGGCTGAAAGATGTTGTTGCAACCGGGATCGACGATATCCTTGTGCGGTACGTTCCAAACAGGCTTCCGAACAGGCTATTCCGGGGTTCGCCGCTCGGCATGGCCGACTACGCAGGACTGGAGCCGCTCATGGACGCTCTCGACGAGACGTTCAGTTTGTGGATTGACGATATCAGGAGGGCCCGGGGCAGAATAATTGTCCCTGAGCAGTGGCTTGAGAAGGACGACAGAAGCGGGAAATTCATGTTCAACGAGGACCGGACCGTTTTCGTCCGCTTGCCGAACATGGGGCCCCCTGGTGAAGAAGGGGCAAGCCCTCTCACCGTACAGCAGTTTTCTATCCGGGCCACGGAACACCAGATGACGGCCCTTGAGCTGCTCGACAGGATTATCACAGCCTCTGGCTATAGCCCGCAGTCATTTGGTCTCAGCATCGCAGGAAGGGCCGAGAGTGGAACGGCTCTTAGAATACGAGAACGGAAAAGTTTGAAAACACAGCAGAAAAAGGCCGCTCATTTCAAACCGCGCATTGAGGATATCTTGCATCTAGCGTTGCAGGTCGATCGACTTTACCTCAAAAGTGACACTCCGATTGAATTTCGGCCGCGTATCATGTTCGCAGATTCGATACAAGAGTCTATGGACGAGCTTTCAAGGGCCGTGCTTACGATTAATCAGGCCGAGGCCGCATCTATTCAGACCAAGGTCGAAATGCTACATCCGGA